GTCAGTGGCGGCGCGTGGACAAAAACGGGCGGGCCGGGGATTGGTTTTCATTGGTTGGGAAATTCGGAACCTGTGATTGTTTATTGCAAAGACGCGGGATCGTTTACCAATTCGAGCGCAACAACATCAAACGCCCACACAAGCCCAAGGCAAAAGCACAGCGAGAAGCCGGTGGCTTGGATGGCACAATGGATCGAGAGATGGACAGAACCGGGGGATCTGGTTTGCGATTTGTTCGCGGGGATGGCTCCGCTTGCGAGGGCTTGCGCCCAAACCGGGCGCCGTTACGCGGGCGCGGAGATCGATCCGGAGCGATACCGGCAAGCCGTTGATCGTCTTGCGTTGGGGCGGTCGGTATGAGAATCGTTATACCAGGCCAACCCATTCCCAAGGGGCGCCCCCGTGTCTTCCGCAACGGGCGCACGATCACGCCCAAGAGAACCGCAGAGTTTGAGGCGCGGGCGGCGTCCATCATTCGAGCGAGTTGGGACGGCCCGCCCATTCCCAAGGGGCAACCCGTGGCGCTGTTCCTGTCGTTCTATTTTCGGAGGCCCAAGAGGCTCCAAACGAAGGCCACGCCCGATCATGCATTGCCTATGCCTTGCCGTCCCGACCTTGACAATTTGATAAAATCAACAATGGACGCGCTCGAACGAGGCGCGGTGTTGTCGGATGACGGGCAAGTGATGAACATCCACGCGGAAAAGTGGTATTGCTCGAAGGGCCAACCCGTTCCACGGATCGTTATTAAAATCGAGGTACAAAGTGAATGAGCTGGCACTATTCGCGGGCGCTGGTGGAGGGATTCTTGGGGGACGCCTCTTGGGATGGCGTACCGTGTGCGCCGTTGAAAACAACGAATACGCCCGATCTGTACTCATCGCACGGCAAAACGACGGGTGCCTCGAACCGTTCCCGATATGGGATGACGTGCGAACCTTTGACGGCCGACCTTGGCGCGGACTTGTTGACGTGGTTTCGGGAGGATTCCCGTGCCAAGACATCTCCCAAGCTGGCAAGGGTGCCGGTATTCAGGGCGAAAAGTCCGGATTGTGGCAAGAAATGGCGCGTATCATTTGCGAAGTGGAACCCCGATTTGTCTTTGTGGAGAACGTCCCAGCGCTCACTTCTCGGGGGCTGGATGTCGTTCTCGGAGACCTGGCCGAGATGGGGTTCGATGCAAAATGGGGTGTGTTGGGAGCACATCACACCGGAGCACATCACAAACGGGACCGAATCTGGATTGTGGCTACCGACTCCAACCGCTCAACAGTGGAGTCCGAGCAATGGCGTGCGATACACGACAAAGACGGGAACAACAAGACTGAGGCGAGAAGACGGACGGACCAGCAACGTATGTCTATCAGATCACGTTGGTGGGAGTCTGAACCCGATGTGGGTCGAGTGGCTAATGGGGTGGCCTCTAGGGTGGACCGTTTGCGGTGTCTCGGCAATGGACAAGTTCCAGCAGTGGCGGCGCTCGCATGGAGGGTGTTGAACGATGACACGTGACAGACTTGAAGCGATACGACAGCGGATCAAGCAGGGACAAGATACCCCGCCGATCTTGGCTGATTGGTTGATCGGAATGGTGGACAAGCAGGCCGAATACATTCGTAGCCTTGAAACCGAACGCGCACAATTGAAGGTCCGATACAATGGGCTAAGGCGCAAAATCCAGAAGATGAACCACGCCCGCGCCACGTTGATGAAGCCATGAGCGCACGCCAAGACCTGACCCACAAAGAGCGGACGGAGATCATTGATCTCTTGATCCACATGAGCCACCTCACGACACATATCAGCGACACAAAAACAATGATCGCTCTGTGCGATTGGACCACAAGCACCGCGCCGGAAAGGGGCGGCATGTTAATTGCCTTCGCAAGAGACACCGATCCCGGATGGTTCCGGCGCACCCTGATCGACGTGTTGAAACACAGACACCAGAGGGCGCCAAGACCGGGGATCCGGATCCTGAAATGACCAACACAAAACCAATGCCGGAACACCTACCCGTCCAAATGACGTTCAAGTTGTGGACCGGGGAAACCCTTGAAATTCCAAACCGCCCGCCCTTTGATCCGCGTTTCTTTTGGGAGCGGATAACGGATCGAATGTGCGATCTTTTATTGGAGACGCAATGCGGCCCAGTCCGAGCGCACATGACGGGTTTATACGAGTTCGCGCCCACGCCGAAGTATCGATCCGGTCTCTTTGGGCTTTTGATCTTTTCCGATCATTTGAAACGGATCGGCGTTCCCGATACCGAGATCGAACGCTTCCGGCTTGGTAATTTGCTTGCATTGCTTTTGGGTATTGAGGCAACGGCGACATATAGCCACGGTGCCCCGTTGCGGGGGCGCCTAATTAGCGGGGCCGATACCCTGGTTTTTGCCCAAGGCGATCAGCGTGCGGAACGGGATCCAGCGGGTTGCGGTTTTCACTTGTTCAGCCCCGTCTGTGAAGGTGTGGATTGACAATTTGAGTTAGACCACACCACAACCAACCAACCAACCAACCCCAAACACCCCACGAGAACATGCCCCGCCTACTGCCCCAAACGATCTGTGTGTCGTTTTTTGAGACGCTGCACGCCCGCCTCCCCATTCAACGCACGTTGACTATTGACAACCTTGCGGACAACCTCGGAGTCTTCCGCAGGCGCACATCCAAACAGTCTGTGCCGTGTTGGTCACCCACCGAATACAAAACCGGCGCCGGTATCACGCGGGGACAAGACAACGTGGCAACCGTCACAGCTCTGTGTCTGGACTTCGACGATGGGCGGGTGACAATCGACGAAGCGCGGGCAGCATGGCGGCAATGGTTCCACATCATTCATACGACATGGAGCCACAACGACGAGGCCCCCCGGTTTCGTGTGGTGCTTCCGTTGCTCGAGCCAATCCCCGCCTCGCTATGGCCCCTTGTTTGGCTCGCCGGGTTGCGCCTATGGGAAGAGATGGCCCCCGGTGCAGCGGGTGGTCCTGATCGTTCCTGTAAAGACGCGGGGCGGATCTACTATCTTCCGGCGTGGAGAGAGGACCAACCCCGGTTCCATTCGGTTGGCCCGTTCCGGCGTGCGTTGGACTTGACGCCGCGAGACGACGAGCAATGGTGGGACGACAGGCGCCGTGAGTTGAACCCGCCAAAGCCCGCGCCGCCACCGATCCCCGCTTGGGTTTCATATGACCGGGCCACGGCTGAATTTCGCAAACAGTTGAAAACTAATTGTCATTTGCGAGCGCGCCACGGTGAGGATCTTGGGGGGGTGATCTCGTCGAAGGGGATATGCCGGGGCCTCGTTTGCCCCAAGTGTCTGCGCCGTGATGTGTGGTTTTGTGTGGATGGTTCGCGGAAGAGTTGGGCGAAATGCAACCACACAGAGTCGTGCGCGTGGGAGGGTCCGCTTTGGGATCTTGGAGCCACCGCAACCCGTTAAGATAGAACGCGCCCACGTTGACCGGTAGAGTTCAACATGGGCGCGCTAACCGTCCAACCAACCAGGATGAACATGCAAGACGATCATAGCACGCCGAAAGGACAACGCCCACCGAACCCCCAAGCACGGGCGATCCGCCTATTGAAAGAGACAGGGACACAGATCGATCCGGAGACGGTGCCAGATCCGGAGGTGCTCCAAAGGTGCCGGTGTAAGACGCGGAAAGACGGCACACAGGCGCCGATCAAAACGGCCAGGAATCTGGCGTTGATCTTGGCACACGATCACCGGTGGAAAGGGAAGGTCAAGTACAACAAATTCACAGCGACGACGACGATCAACGGGGAGCCTGTTACCGATTTGTCGGACTTGAAGGCGCAAAACTGGATCGAAAAGGTCTATGGGATCTGTCCGTCCACCCAAGCCGTTAGCGCAGCCCTGCAATTGGTTGGTTCGCGCTCCCCCTATCACCCCGTCGCGGATTGGCTTGACTCGCTGTCATGGGATGGCACGGAGCGTATATCTCAATTGCTCCCGGCATATTATGGAAGCGAGCGCACCGATCTAAACCGGACCTTTTCGCGCAAATTCATGATCTCAATCGTGGCCCGCGTGCGCGATCAAGGGTGCAAGCTGGACCAAGTTTTGTGTCTGTCCGGGCGCCAGGGATTGGGCAAGAGCACGGGCTTGCGGGCGTTGGTAGGCATGGAGCCGGGGTACTTCTCTGATACCATGCTCGACTTCCGCAACACCAAAGACGTGTACCAGATGATCGGGGGTGGCGTTCTATTGTATGAGATCAGCGAATTGCACTCATTCCGGAGCGGTGAGCTACAACAAATCAAGGCGTTTATTACATCCACCCACGACAGATACCGACCCAGCTATGGCAGATACATTCAGAGCTACCCCCGTGGGCTTGTGTTCACGGCCACAACGAATTCAGAACAGTGGCTCTTGGATCCCACAGGCAACCGGCGGTTTTGGTGCGTTCGATTGGTTCAAGACCACGTTGATGTAAAGGGAATCGAGCGCGACCGTGCGCAGCTCTTTGCGGAAGCGGATCAGGCGTACAAAGCCGGGGAGTCTTGGTGGCTGGACCAACGCGCAGACATAGAGGCCCATTCACAAGCCAATGAGGCACACATGAGGTCGGAGCCTTGGGAGGGCGTGTGTGAGGAGTGGTTAAGCCGGAAGGCCCCGAACGCCTTGGTGCGCATTGATGAGATGCTAAAGGACGCCCTGTTGATTGACCCCGGCAAACAGACACGACAGAACGCAGATCGAGCACGGGCGGTTCTCGAAGCGTTGGGGTGGACGCGCAGCCGCAAGCGGATCAAGGGGCGGAACGTCCGGGTGTTCAAACGTCCGACCGAGTGAAAGTGAACACGACGTGAACACGACGTGTGCATGGTTGCGTGTTCACGATACGGCAGGTTCGCCGCCCGGTATGGCTGTATTTGGGGAAAAGTGTACACGACGTGTACCAGACGCATGTACAACGATAAGGCAGGTTTGCCCTGGACTATCCTGATTTGTACACGTGAACACGACTTTTCCAACAAGACCGTTTGTTGTTTGTGTACCTTAATGTTCTACCTCACTGTATATATTATGGTTGAGACTATATATAGGATGTTCATGTACATAATAGATATGTGTAAGGTAGTACCTGGGTTATCGATGTACCAGACGGATGTTCACCCAGATGTTCACGTGTACATACCCCCCCGGATGGGTGTGTTATGGTGGGTTTGTGGAAGGGGTGAACATGCCAAGAACAGAACCAGCCGCGCAATGGGTGGCAATCGACAAGCTTACACCGTGGGCAGACAATCCCCGGATCAACTCTCACGCCGTTGATGATGTGGCCAAGTCAATCCAGCGATTCGGGTTTGCATCACCGATCATTGCGCGAACCGAAAACAACGAGGTGATTGCGGGCCATACCAGATTGAAGGCCGCTATCAAGTTGGGGCTTGACAAGGTGCCGGTCCGCTTCATGGACCTGGACCCCGCCGATGCTCGGATGTTGGCGCTGGCAGATAACCGCGTGGCTGAGTTGGCCGATTGGGACGACGACGCCCTTGCGACTATCTTGCGCGAGTTAGACGCCGATGGCCTTGACTTGGATGGCCTGGGCTGGTCCGACGATGCCCTTGCCGATCTGTTGGCGCCCGATCCGCCCGAACCCGACGGCACAGAGGACGATGTGCCAGAGGTCCAAGATGAGGTACACAGTCAACCGGGCGAGGTTTATGAGTTGGGACCTCACCGGCTAATGTGCGGGGATTGTACCGATCCGGCTATGTGGGATGTCGTGGTTGGTGACGGCAGCGCTGCGGTATTCACATCTCCCCCCTATGGTCTTACATCAAGCGCCCTGTCGGGTAACGCCGCGCACGCCGAGAGAGGATCGGCATACCTTGAGGATGAAGCGCCATGGCTGCCTATGATGGACGGGTGGACCCGCTGCGCAATCGAAAGGTGCTCCGTGGTGTGTGTAAATATTCAAATGCTCGCTGGCAATAAACGCGACCTGATCACATGGATGGGCACATGGTCTGATCATCTTGTGGATGTGGCTGCATGGGATAAAGGCCACGGCCCACCACAGATGGCCGCGAATGTACTAACAAATGTCTTTGAGTTCGTCGTTGTACTCGGCGCCCCCGGCTCATCCAGAGCGATCCCAACAGCATCATTCCACGGCACAGAACCCAACGTGTACCGTGGAACGCCGCAACGGGCGAACGAATACGCGGGCATCCACGGCGCTACGTTTCCGGTGGACTTTGCGATGTGGGGTGCGTCGGTTCTGTGCGCCACCGCGTCCGTTGTCGTTGACCCCTTCGGTGGCAGCGGAACAACGCTGATCGCGTGCGCCATGACCGGGCGCCGTGCCCGACTCATTGAGATCGATCCCCGCTATTGCGATGTCATCCGGCGCCGATGGACCACATGGGCCAAGACCCACGACCAAGACCCAGGACCGGGCGCGTTGGAATGAAGACCAAACTAAACAAGGAAACAACCCGCCTTTTGATCGAGGGTTTCGAGTTGGGGATGACCAACAAGCTCGCTGCGCAATATGCAGGCATCACAGAGGCGTGTTTCTATATGTGGCGCAAAAAGGCAGACGCCGGAAGCAGGCGGCATGTTGTGTTATTTGAGTCTCTTAAAAGAGCCGAGGCCAAACACGCAGCACACGCGCTCGCTGTCATCCGACGCGCAGCCAACGAGGGCACATGGTCTGCTGCTGCTTGGTTGCTCGAACGGCGCCACGCCTTCCGACGAGACGCGCCACCGGTACAACAGGCCGCGACGATGGAGGTAAAGGAAACGGAGACGATAGACCCAACCACCAAAGAGGGCAGAGAGGCGATTGTGTCCACCATCTCCGAGCTACCCGAAGAGATGATCCTTGCCGCGCTCAACCGTAGATCGTCAACGGCTCTTGCCAAGTGATAGATCTCGCCGCGCTCAAACGGGTGGCCAGCGCGTTCACGTCTCACCCTCTTGCACGGTACGAGATGTTGCAGCCGGGGCAAGGGGGCATGAGTCCACCCCAACGACGCTTCCACAAGTCCACATCCCGCAAACGTGCGCTCATTGCAGCTAACAAGATCGGGAAGTCATACGCCGGTGGCGCGGAGGCTTGGTATCATTTGCTGGGCAGGCACCCACACCGAGATGTTCCCGAACCGGGATCGGAAGGTTGGCTATTGTCTCCCGACCTGATCACCGGCTGGCGCACCATCTCAAAAGCAATGCGTGAGTTGGAACCACCGGGTGTGCTCGATCCGTCGTGCAAATATGTAGACGGCGTGGGCTACCTATACCGGGGGATGAAGATCATACGAGTTAGCCAAGCCTATGGGGGCGGCATTATGGTGGGTAAAGGCTGCGAGCAATCCTTGTTAGCCTTGGAGGGTGCGCGTATTCAATGGGCTTGGGTGGATGAGCCACCAAAGTATGCACACTTCCAAGGCCTCCGCGCTCGCCTTGCTATGGACCTTGCGCCCCTATGGATAACTGCCACGCCTATCGGTAGACCGGTGGGATGGTTCCGGAATCTGATCGAGGGGAATAGTTCAGAGAGCGTCGACCCGGAAGAGGGTTGGGATACTTGGCATGTTGAGCTAACACACGCCAACGCGCCACACAGAACGCCGGAAGACATCGAAGCGCAGAGAAACGAGTGCAGCCCGTGGGAGTTTAATCAGAGGATATTGTCACAATGGGATGGGCTAACGGAGGATCGTTGGGTGTCTGGGTTCACCGAGGGCAATCTGTTCGACGACGACGAGGCCCCCGAAACCTGCGAAGGGATTGGCATTGGTTGGGACCACGGCGAACGCCCCGGTAAATCGATCTGCTACCTTGTGGCTTTTGATGGGGATTCGGTTTGGGTCTTGGACGAGTACAGCAACACCGACCGGTCAACCCCGCTTGAAGAGGCGCGGGCGGTTTTGGATATGCTCACGGCTTGGGGCTTGGAGCCTCACGAAGTGACCGAAGCGCGGGGAGACTCGAACAGCGCGGGCCGAATGGGGATGGGCTTTTCAATGAATGAGATTTATATGCGAGCCTTCGCACAGCTCACCGACAGCGCCCGCCCGCCGTTCCGGATCGCCGTTCCGTACAAGCGAAGGGGATCCGTGAACGCCCGTGTGCGTCTCATCTCCAACGCTTGCGTTGATGGTAGGCTGCGGGTGCACCGCAATTGCTCACGCTTGATACACACCCTCCGGCATTGGCGCGGAGGCAACGACGATCTGAAAGACCCGTTCGACGCCATGGGTTACATCTCCGAGGTGTTCCTATCCCCCGCGCTTTCGTCCGGTGGGTCTGGTAGGATGATCATAAGCTAAGGACTACACATGCTCACGATACCCGCGCACGTTCGCCCAAAAGACAACGCAGACAAAGAGCGTTGGGACGCACAAGCCCAACGGCTCCGACTGTTAGAAGGGGCGCACGCCGACGATGTGCGGGATGATATCCGATCCATGTTCGCGTCAGAAATAGCAGCAGATCTCGAGATATCCCCGGATCTTTCGCGCAATACGTTTTTGCTCGTATACAACCAGCTCAACACAGCCTATTCACAATCGCCCGACGTGAGGATCTCCGACGATCCAGATGTGGATTTGTCCCCCGTCATTACTCCCCGGCTTTGGCCACAACAAACCACGGTAGGGTTGCACGTCCACGCTGTCAATGAGGCTTTGGTTCGAGTGGATTGGGCATACTGGAACGGAGCAACCGAGGCCACCTATCGAATCGTGACAGCGGATACGGTTGTGCTCACGCCCGATCCGAACCATCCCGATCAACCCTCACGGGTCGAAGAGGTCCGCGCCCGCGCAACGGCAAGCGGGGAGACGGCTTGGACGTGGGAAATATGGGATGTGACCGATCCGGACGCGCCGATCTACCGTATTGAAGAGGTCACCGATCAGGGGGACAGGATCGACGTAACAGCCAAGTATGCGCCGGAGTTTGTGAACGCCTACCCGTACATGTCGGAAGGCAAGCCCGTGTTGCCTTACGTGCTTTACCACAAAGGGATCGGCTCACGGCTTTGGAATTACCAACGCGGGATCGAATTGGTCCGTGGCTCCCTTCGCCTTTGCTCTTTGTGGACGCATTGGAACGACGGATTCACTAATTCAGCATACCCACAACGGTACAGTCTTGACGTGTCAAGTCAAGCGGGAATCACCAGGAACATTGCCGGGGTGTCCGTGGATGTCATCCCAACAGATCGCAAGTCGATCCTCAAGTTCACCAGCGACGGGCCAACCGGTGGCACCCTTTCGCAGTTCTCCCCGGCAATGGAACCACGCAGCGCGGCCGAATCGCTGCGAACCTACGAGCAAGGGCTTGCAACCTACGCGGGTTTGAATCCGTCCGATCTCCAAGTCACCGGGGCACAGTCCGGATATGCGATTGTCGTTAGTCGTGAGGGCCAACGACGCAAACAACGGGAGATTGAACCCGCGCTTAGGCTTGCAGACCAAACGCTATTGGCCACGGCGTCCAAGCTGGCGAACGCATACGGGGGGCACACCCTCCCAACCAACCCGCGAGACTTCACGATCAGCTATCGCGGAATCGGAGAGGGACCGGACGAACGCAAAGCCAAGGCAGACGGAATCGCGCAAGAGTTGACGCTGGGGCTTATCTCACGGATCGACGCATTGCGCCGGTTGAATCCAGAAGTCAAAGACGACGCGGAAGCTATCGAGCGATTGCTAACGGTTGACCGGATCGACGAGGTTATGGCTGAGGCAGCCCAAGCGGACGCAGCCGCCCCAACGCAAACCGCAGCGGGTGGAGCCAAGGCGCAAGACACAGCTCTAAACGGGGCACAAGTGACAGCGGCCCAAGGGATCGTTGTTGCCGTTGCATCCGGCACACTGCCACGCGACGCGGGCGTGTCCATGCTTTCCAACTTCTTTAATCTCCCGACATCCGTTGCAGATACAATCATGGGAACCGTTGGGCAGACTTTCACACCACCACCAACAATCAATTAGCGCGTCGGTGAGCGACATCACCGAAAGGATCAGACATGAGCGACCAAGAGAAAACACCAGAAGCAGAGGCCATGGTTCCATCGTTCCGCCTCCGCGACGAGACAGGCAAGAGGCAGAAAGCAGAGGGCGATCTCCAAGCGGCTATGCAGACGATCAAGGATCTGCAAGAGAAACACAGCGCCCTTGAAGCCAGCCACACCAAAGCCCAAACGACACACCGGCAAGACGTTGCGCTTCTTGGCGTGGGAGTCTCCGATCCAGAGGTGCGAGAGTTCATACGCTCACGGTGGACACCGACCAATGACAAAGAGACGTTTGACGGTTGGCTCACGACACAACGAGAGAACCCGTCTCCGTTGTTGCGTCCGTTCCTGACAAGCAACGCCCCCGCCATACCGGACACCCCCGCCCCCGTTGCGGAGGCAGCACCGGCACCGGAAGCAACCACGCAAGCGGAGCCACCACCGGGCAACCCCAACGCGGGAACCTCACAACCCGCAGCCCACAACGGCAAGTCGTGGACACATGAGGACATCGTTGCAGCCTCACGCAAAGCGGGCGCACGTGGCGGTTTGGGTGATCAGCGTGACGCTATCTTGGCCCAACTCCGGGCAGAGGGCGCGATCCGTTAGTTCCGTGCGCGTGTTTTTTGTGTTACGCTCGTTCCAAGCCTCACGGGTTCTTCCACCGATACCGGAAGTAAGGGCACAAACCATCCTTTGAACTCTTATGGAGATGAACCAAAATGGCCAATGAAATTAGCTTTACCACCCTGTCCTCTAATGGCGGGCGCGTATCCGCGATCCTTTCCGCTCTTGTCGCAGAACAGCTCTACGATCCCACCGATTTGCGGGCCGTGATGTCGTTCTATCCGTGGCAATCGGCCGGATCGGACACGATGTCGATCAGCCAAGACGCGATCCCCGGTGCTTATGCCGCCGCCTCGTCGGAGATCTCCGGTGGTGGCTCCAACAGTGCATATACCACATCAAAATTCGATTTGGCCGTGGCCCGCTACTTGAAAATCTACCAAGTCACTGATTTGTTTGGTGTTTCTGGTGGACCGATTGATGTTGGCCGAGTGGTTCAAAAGCTGGTTGACGGTGTGGCGATCACCATGACGGACCTTGTCTGTGCTCTCTTTGGCTCGCTGTCTAACAGCGTTGGAACGAGTGGAACCAATCTGTCGATTGACGATCTCTATTCCGCTATGTTCCAACTCAACTCAAGCGCCGTAACAAGCACAGCGGCATCACCTTACGCTGCCGTGCTCGCGCCTGCCCAGCTCAACGATCTACGCACCTCTCTGCGGGCGGAAGCCAATGGCCCGTTGCCATACACCGCAGCCAGCGCGGAGGCTTTGGTTGCCAAGGGTCCAGGGTTTCAATTCAATTGGAACGGTGTAGACTTCTGGCAAAGCGACTCCGTGAACACTGCCAATAGCGCCGCAGACCGCGCCGGTGCCATGTTTGGCCAGGGTTGCTTCGCGTACACGTTGGGCGATGTGTCCGCCATTCAAGGCCACGTTCCGGCACAAAACATCGTTGTCAACAGCGGTGGTTTGTTGGTGGAACTTGAACGCGATGGGGCCAATGGCATGACCAGCGCAATCGCAAGCTGCTATCCTGCCGTCGTTGAGGCGGAAGATTCACGCGGTGTCGGCATTGTAACCGACGCATAGAAAACCATTTGAGGGGGTGGCGTGGACTTCTGCGCCGCCCCTTTTTTCCGAGGAAACATGAGCACACTAAGACTGAAACAACCAACCCGCGAACCTGCCAACACCAACACGGACACGGGGCTACCCGTCCCGCGTGGCAAGACGCCTCCAACCAAATTCTTGTATTGTACCTATCCGCGTGGATGGGATTTCACCGAGGGATTCGGATTCTTGCCGACTCTCAAAAAGCTCACGGCCAAGCCCGGATGTAACGGCGTGAGTGATTCGGGAGACATGACCCGAACCATAGCGGGTATCCACGCAAAAGGTGGAACCGTGTTGGACCCGAACGATACCAGGCTTGGACGTTTCCAGGGGTACGTGCAATTCTACCCAACAACAGACGGGAGACGGTGGTATGTGGACTTTTGCCAAGAGGCGACGATTCTACCGAGCGGTGAGATCATTTGGACGAACAGCACAGATCCTGAAACGGGGCTTTCGTCTTGGGATTCTTTTCGCGCTTTCGTCCGTGATTCTGGCATTATTCCAGGGCTGATCAAAGAGGTATACCTGGCCATTGTCCAAGGCGAAGAGAGAACGCTCGAG